ACCTACAATACTCCCGCCAATACTCTTAGACGTGCTAGCGATTAAGTTCAATTGTAGGAAAAGACTAGCGAACATACTACGCATGTTAGCGGCAGAGAGTGCAACTTTTAACTTAGTAAATTGTTTTGTAATAAAGCCAAAGTCTTTTGCGAAAGAAGTTCCTAACCCCGACAAGGCAAAACTGAGAGCTTGAGACCGAGTCATATATTGTTGCAACAAGGTGTATGCCACCATTGTTTCTTGGTACTTCTTCAAAGCAAACCCTAAAACTTGGATTGCTGCGACAGCACTTACAGCGACTGCTACCCACTTCTTAAGGCTGTCTGCTGCTGTTTTAGCACTATCCTCAGTAGCAGCGAAAGCATCAGCGACTGAAAATACAATTAATCCAGCTAACAATAGTTTTAATGGGCCTATCGCAGTAATAATTTTAGAGATATTTTCAGAAAAACTAGAAATAAAACCTAAAACAGCTCTCTTAGCGAGTATAAAAGTTCTTACAATTGTATCTTTTATAGATACAAAAATAGAGGATATTCGGTATTTAATCTTTTGAAAACTTTCTATAGTTTTTGGAGAAAACAATTCAGATGCTAAATTAAGCTTTTTGCCTTTAGCATCTTTTAGAAACATATCTTTGAAACTTATTTTGGTGCCACTTGCTCTAGCCACTTGATTTCTAACAAAGTTCTCTCGCATTTTTGTGAATACAGAACCTAGGTTAGAAAAATAAGCAGAAACTGCGTTATCTTTAGCGCGCAATCCTAACATTTTCAGCGGATCGATATTGCGCTTAAAATAGCTTATTTTTTTGCCTTTACTATCTTTTGTTACAATCTTTTTGCTAAAAAGCAATTGGCTAAGATTAATATTTCTATCAGAATAGTCTTCAAGATTATTCTTAAAGTTAGCACCGATTATTCGCGCAGCTTCACCAATATTTTTAAACAAAGGAGAACTGGTGAGGCTGCTTGCTGCGATACTGGCTGCTTTTTCCCCGAAAAGACTATTAAAAATACCTCCCGCTGCACTAGCGAAAAGGCTGCCAACCAGCCCGAACGCAGAAATAATGCCTTTGGCTAATATGACAACAACATCTGTCGCTAGTCTCTTAACACCTTTTACGCCAAATAGCATAGTTGTAAGTACAGAAACTGTAATAATAGCTGTTCCGAAGTTACCAAAAATCTCATTTAGGCCTAAAGTGAAAGCGGCGCCTATAATAGAAAACGTAGCAATAACCGATAGGCCGCCTAAGGCTATTCGCGTTTGTAATGCTTTAAAACCTGCAGTTATTGCCTTACCTATTTGTTTAAAACCGCCCTTTACAACTAGACCATACGCTAGCAGAGTTGCGCCTATGCGCCCTACAAAATCAGAACCAAATATAAATTTACTGATATCAGAGAGGACAGGGATATCCATCATTTCGAATATACCGCCTAACGCGCCTGCAACAAGCGATCCTGCTGATTGAATGAAAATCTCAAGCGCATTCTTAAAGCCTTGAATCATATTCTCAGCAAATCTTTCAGAAATACGTCCTATTTCATCTGAAGGAATAGTAAACGCTATTTTAAGGTTTTCAACGGCATCATCGCCTAATTGTGCGAAGAAGAAGGCCAGCCCACTTAATTTAACATACAAATTAGCGCTAAACAGCGAGAACAACGCACCTATTGCGAGAAGTAGATTAGTGGCTAGATTCTTTACAAATACAGAAAAATCAACATTAGCTAATTGTAAAGAAATATCTCCAATAAAATCGCCTATAAAAGTAGCGCTATTGCTTACGCTATTAAAAGCTGTCTTAAACACGCCAGTTATTTTATGGGCGAAAGCTGAAACAATGCCAGTTGCTGTATTTAATTTACTTGTCTCGGAAATAACACCGTCAATCATATCCGGCCAATAAGAGTTGCCAACTACTTTATCATAGATTTCAAAAAAGTAATTTATAACTGATACTGAAAACTCTCTTATTTTTGTAACAACTTTATTTAAACCAGTAGAAAGCGAGAGTACCTGAGCGCCTAACTCTTTCACGAAAGTAATTGCCTTTCCAAAACTATCCTCGAAAGATTCAACTACATTATTCAACAATTCATTTGAAGACTTGTAGGACCTAAATCCTCTTTCTAGACCTTCAAAGAAGGCACTGACAAAAGTATAGGCTATTTTGCCTATATATTCAATTGTAGAGATTAGTCCGTTGATAAATATTCTAACTACACTTTCTGAAGAGTCTTTACCGAGATCATCTATCGTATTGTTAATCAGAGCGACAATTGCGGCAATAGCACCACCAACGGTTTTACCTACAATAAATCCGAAGGTATCGCCAATTTGTCTGAAAACTACATTTACGGTGTTTAGAATCGTTTCTGCATAGAGATACACAGACAAGACAGTTTTCTTTATAGCTTTTGTCAGTCCTGGCTCGATCTGTGTTTCATAAACAGCCGAAACTGAACGGGTTATAGTCTCAAAGAAATTTTGTATCTTTTCTACAGGAAGTCTGCCTATCCTAATGAAAGAATCTTCTAAAAGACCTAATCGAATACCTACCCCTTGGAGCCTATGCTGAAGATCGTCCAGGGTGTTAAGAAAGCCACCTTTTAAGCTCCTCAAGTCTCTCGTATCGAAAATCTGAAAAGTATTATTATCTTTTTGTCTTTCGTCATTTAGCTTCTTAAGGTTTTCTGTAAACTCGCTTAAGCTTTTCGAGGCAAATAAAGACATTGAAGCTAATTGAGTACGATCAAATCCAAAAAAATTTCCGCCAAATATATTTACACTTAAGTACGTCTTCGCTAGATTCTTTATTTTCTTAAAACGAGCCTCTGCATTAATGCCGTAGTTCCCTAAAAACTCTAAGAAGCTATTGAAAACAGAAGTAACTGGATCGAAAATAGTAGGCATAAATTTTGCAAGAGACTCTTTTGTTATCATAAGAGCTCTGACCACTTCATAGCTTAGCCCGGTGCCTTCCCCGAATTTGTTCATTTCAGTTACTGCAATATGCCTTACGCGGGCTATCCTGAGACGTAATGTAGTCCCAAACGAATCGATTTGAGTTGCAAAATTTGTAAGAAAAGCGAAGGACCGTCGATTAAAGCCGTAGAACTGAGAAAGTTCACCGAAAAATACTCTCATAGAGTCTTTTATTAATGTTATGCCTTGAGCCACTGTCGCAGAAGACTTGGCGAACTCTTGATCAGTCTTATCGCTCATTCTCTGCAAGAGGTTCATCATGAATTCGCCAGTAAGAGCGCCTGTCTCCGCAAACTTCAAAAGCTCACCAGCTGTCATGTTTAACTCATTTCGGAGTTCCCTACCAAGGAAATCAAACTGTTCAAGCACTGCTCTTAATTCCTGGCCTCTTAATTCGGACCCTAGGCCCTGATTAAGCTGTACAAAAGCCGATTTGATAGACTCTGCACTGCCAGAAGACATTGCAGCCATCTTCTGTAGCGTTTCGGTAACACGCAAAATCTGCTTATCACTCGCCCCAATATTGCTTAAAGAAAGACTTAAGGTTTTAAACGTATTTACTGTAGAATCAAGACCTTGTCTAGTCACTCTTGCTAACTTAACTAGTTCTCTCTGTCTTATAATAACATTATCCATATTATCAGTCGTAAGCTTGAGAGCATTACTATAGCGAATCATATCATCGCCAGCATTTAAAAATGCCTTCTTAGCATACAAGGCAGTACCAACTGTTAAAAGAGCTCCAAAAGAGGACACTAATCCATTTACTTTTTTAGAGAGTTTTTCAGTTTCATTGCCTGTTTCTTTTAACGTTCTTTTTGTATTTTCTCCGAACTTCTTGACATCATTTGTAGCTTTAGTAAAGTTTTTACCATATTTACTGACAGGACGTGAGTTCAGATTTTTCAGATTTTTATTAGTTAAATCTGCTTGACGTGCCATATCTGCTAGGCTTTTATTGAGAGCCATTAGCTCTTTTCTTGCGCCTTGGTCGTCCGCCCTTACAGGAATAGTAATGCCTGTCATAACAATTCCTCCAGGTTGCGTAAAAAATCCCGCTAGATCCATATAGACCTAACGGGATTAGCTTATCTAGAACTAACCATCTTACCGATAGGCAAAATTTTGCCCGTAGCAAGTACAGTTCTCTCAATAAATCTTGGACCAGCTTGTTTAGATGAGCCTTTATTGAGGTCTTCGATATATTCTACGTTATTATAAATGCTGTCGCTTCCTAGACGCCAGCCATTGCTTGCTTCACCAGTATTGACAGGTGTTGCTCGTTTTAAGTCATTTACTAAAGATCTTAATATATCCTTTTCGCGTAGCTTACGCTGTACATCAAACGCTTTAGTAATATTAGGGAGTTTTACTTCTAATTTGATCATCAACCAGCTTATCGCCTCCTCTTGAAGAGAGCATTTTGTGAAAGAAGATGGAATTTTTAAGAGATTTAACATTGACCTCTTTCTCTTTGCGCTTTTCTTTCTCTAGACCTTCTTTCATTACTGCCAAAGAAGGAAAAATCGCAGTCTCGCTTGCAGTTACACCTTGTGCTCTTAATAACTTGTACGTCCTGTCGTCTTCGCGCCAACCTATAGGCCGTTGCTGGAAATAAAGCTGCCAGTTTACATACTCATCATAAGGCATTTCATCAAGGAGTTTGTGAAGGGGAGTTTTAAACTGAAAGGCTAATTCGTGCTGGTGTAATTCCTCAGCACTTAGCTGGGCTTTCCCGCCGCTTTAGCATCCATGCCAGAAAACTTCATAATTTCTTGAGAAAGATTTGAAAGCTCATCCATCGGGAAGTTCTCAAAATCATCATCGTCGAGATCATCTGCGCCTTCTACAGCCATAGTGATAATCTTCTTCAAGACAGATAAACCCTCTTCACTGTCCTCGCCTTCTTCAAGCTTATCAAGACGTTTTGCTTCGCCCTGAATCTCGAGAACTTGGTTTACACTAAGCTTGTAGATAGTAACTTTCGTATCCATAAACTTAATTTCTTTTGAAAGTCGCTTCTTAGATAGTTCTTTAAACGTTGACATCGGGCGTTCCTTTTGTTCCGGTAGATTGTTCTGTAGATGATTGTTTGAAATCTTCGGCGAAGGCGGCTTGGAAGTCATCCAGATTCTTCCTCATAGTATGTAGGATTGAGAGCGTTTCGAATACTTCTTTAGACTTTTCTTGATTGCCATCAAAGTCTTGCACTCTCTCGAAGGTCTTACGAATACTTACATCAATATGCCTTCGCATGTTTTTGGTAGTAAGTCGTAATACATGGTTCTTTGTGAATGGTTTTATACGTTCTGTCATAATAGACCTTATATATAAAAAGGGGTAGATAAACCTACCCCCTTCTATCGTTATTGTTTAAACAACAGTATTTGTAAAAGCGCCATAGAAGTCAGACTGAATGGTAATTGTCACAGTAGCAGTATTAGCATCAGTCAACTGAGGCGTAACCTGCAATGCTTCAACCTTGCCAACCCAGAAATACTGAGAATTTTCAACCTGAGCGATATCATTTGCAGTGACACCATTGTCATAAGAATCAGGCTGTGAGTTGAGCAGCGAAAAGCGGAAGACATACTGCTTACCATCGCCGACCATGTCACCAAGGATCGTGCCAGCGGCCCAATCGAGAGCAACATAGTTAATCTGAAGCTCAATTGAAGGGGCGTCAGCTTGACCCTGAATCTGCTGAGAAGTAGCCTGGCCATAAACAGGAACGTTCACAACGTTCGGAGGAGTACCCATTGCAGGAAACTCTCGAACGTTCGCAACACGCTCATACAGGCCTGTTTCGAAACAAGCTTTAAGATTATTTTCGGTGAGATCTGCGATAGCGGCGTCATTTGCGGTTGTATCAGAACAGACTGACAAATCCGAATACATGCCTGCGCCGATAGAAGAAATTTGTGTCATTGTTACTATACTCCAAAGTAATTGAAAGAAATGTTATATTCGTATCTGTACAAAGAAGGATCATCCTTATCATAGCCATCAGGCGCACAAACACTAAATGTAAATTGAGTGCTTCCTAGAAGGTTTGTTTTTAAAGTTTTCCCCTCTAAGT